CGATGTACTGTGCGGGAGCACCCTTACCAGCCATGTACGGGGCCGTGCCATACAACATCGTGTTGGGGCGCGAACCATAGTTCAAGTGGCTGGGCTGAGGGTACACGAACACTTCATCGGTGGCTCGGTTAGTAGGGAGAGCACCCTTGTTGTCGACAATGAAGAGACCAGGTTGAAGCTGATACGCCATTTATTATTACACGAGAATATAATCTAACTATACGTTCCTCCGCCCCCTCGCACAGATCCACCACCTCTGGGACCCCTGATGTCCCCGTCACCCCCTAGACCAGCGAACGCCTCGAGCTGAACACCTCGAGCATCCGGGTTACAAAACATCGTGTTACTCTTGCACATAGGACCATTCTTGGGGCCGTACAACCACTCTGCAAACTTCGTCTGATCGCCTGGAATATTCGTCACGGGGTTACTCACAAACTGGCGTTCGAAAGCGTTCCGCTTGTGTACCGGAAGTGTCGACCGAGACCGACCCATGTCAAAAGCAACCTGATCACTACTGAATTTCTTTATCAAGGGTTGAGCGGTCGCGTAGTAACACGCTTCCAGACGGTTGGGTGCGTCTGTGTAATCCGTCATGAGAACGTTTCCGAGAGGGTTCTCTTTCGTGGGTTTTTGACACACGTTCATTTTTTCCGTCGTCCCATAGGGTTCCTTGATGAGATTCGCCTTGTACATGACATAAATGACCGACAGCATCGTCGCACCGAGTATAAACATACGAGGGTCTCGACGAATCACGAATAGAATGCACGTAGCATAAATGATAAATCGAGACGCCGCGTTGATCCTCTCCGCTGGTGTCTGTTTACTATTCGGCCAAAAGTCTAAAATTCGTTTATTCTTGACAAGTTGTTTAGGATCTTCGAACCAAACTTTCATTTAATATAGATGAGGTTTATTTTTTCGGGAGGTTGCCCAACATTCCAGTCATACTTCCCATCATCTTCATGAGAGCATCCTGGTTAATCTCACCCTCTCCACCGGACTGAATCTTATCGGCACACTCCTTCGCCATCGCCTCGATCGAAGCGAGTGTGTCCTCAGGTACAGACTGGATAGTCGTTCCAAGAATGTAGAGGGTCTGAAGGTACTGCCACACGGCATCCTTCGTACCGTCGTTCATACGCTTCCAAAGCCTGACGATATCAAGCTCGGAAAGAAACTCGATATCATTGGAATGAACGAGGATAAACAACTCATCCTTCGCGGAGATGCTCTCAGCGTGAGGAGAAACACTCTTCATGAAACCGTCGACGAGAAGTCGAGGGTTGGTACTCTTAAGAAGGTCGAACGATGTCAGCATCTTCTTGATACTCTTTTCATCTGGAAAAGTCTTGTGCAATTCCACAAGAAATTGACCCATCATGTCATTAAACGCAGTCACGGACGCCATTTTCTTATTAGTACGGTGTAATCTTTAAGTTAGAAAGGCTCATTAGAAATGACCTCTCTTTGACCAATACCATTGAGTACGATCACATACACAAGAATCGCGACGAGTACGGCAGGCTTGGTGTATTGGTTCAGTTCCAACTTACCTTCGTTGTTGAGATACGCTTTGAGATGAATGTACGCGGCGGTGATTCCACCCGCGATGAGACCGGCATACACTGGGTCACGTAAATACTCGGAGAGTTCCATTTAATTATAACGGGGATTTTTTGTGGGGTATTCTGGTGCATCTCCGAAGAGTACATCGTCTTCCTGTTCACCCTGAGGCCCCTGTTCTGGCTCTGGCTCTGGGTCGGGTACACCTGGTACGGACTTGAACTCGGGATCCATCTCGGGCTCGGGCTCGGGCTCGGGAGCAGGCTCCATCATCGGCTCAGGCTCGGGTTCGGGCTCCATCATCGGCTCAGGCTCGGGTTCGGGCTCACCCTCGTAGATATCGGGATCTTGCGTGTCCTCGACGTCACCATCGAGATCGATGTCCCTCGATTCCTGAGACATGTACGTCTGAAGAATCTGTTGCACGGGAATGAGTTCCTTGATTGAGTTTTCGATGCACGCACAGAAACGGGACGTGAGCTTCTCGTCGCGATGGTAAATGCTCTGGTCCTCATGGAACACGTATGGATCACGGTACAAGTCCTTCGCGATGTTGTTGTAGCACGTCTGGATGAACACCTCATTCGTGGGGAGTTTCAGAGAAATCTTCTTGTTGTCCGCCTTGAGACGAACCGCCGAAAGAATCTTGGTACACGCGACGAACACAGCCGCTAAAAGGTCACTGAACCAGGCACATCGGTTCGTGATGTTATCCGTGTGTTGCTTGGACATGGCGTTCGACCAGTTTGGAACCTCCTTGAGAAGTTTCTGGAACATGATGAGTACCTTTCGACCGTTCGAAATCTTGTTCGCCTCTTCGTAAATATCATTAAAAACGTCAATCATAGGTGGACACATGAGGAGACACAACTGTCCCATATACTCGCGCTTCGCCTCTGTCAAAATGCTCAGATTATCCATTTATGATTAAGTGGGTTTTAAATTTAATACTTACTACGCACTACTTTCCCCTGTATTTATTCGCCATCTTCTTCAGGTTCATGAGATTTGGAAAATCTACATCTTCTTCCTCCTCTTCGATGTGACGTTCCTTCTTTTTCTTGACGTTCCAAGATACATAGACATCGTGATCACCCACGAGTTGTACGATGAATCCACCGAGTTCGAATTGTCTGGCGATGTATCGCGCGGCTGCGTTTCGATCAAAGACTGGATAGCCGATGAGAATGACCGGTACAGTGAGGAAAACTTGTTTGTGTCCAAGTTCTACACACTGTTTAATTTTGGCTGTGAACTGTTCGTAAATTTTCTTGTAGATTTCCTTCTTGATCTTTTTCTTCTTATCATCAATTTCTATGATGTCATTGATGTTGATCATTACATTTAGCTCAATTTATTTTTTATCAAATCTAACTCACCGACGTTTGGTACGGCACTCTCCTTGACGAGCTTGTAATCAACAAATTCCTTACCCATAGATCCCTTCGTGTACACCTTGACGTTACTGGGCGCCTGATCACTGAGTGGTTGGGAGCGGAGAGAGATGAGTTTCATCTTGTCACCCGCGACTTCGAACGTGGATACGACCGTGAAACCGAACGCGAATCCACCCTTACGCACGACGGTGAACGTGCACTCGTAGAGTGTCGTGGTGACGCCCCCGTACACCTTCACGGACTGTGTCTCGATGATGTACGTCGGGTACTTGAGTCGGTTGTGAAGTTCTTCGTTGGTCTTGATGACAAGCTTTTCCATCGTGTCATGATCGACTTTCGCCTCAACTTGAGAATAACCAGAAAGATCCGGTCTGGGATCATCCAGCTTGACGTAATCGACAGGCTTCTTATAGCCTGAGAAACCAAAGGACTCTGTGAAATTTTCTCGATTGAACACTGCCATGATAAGGGCGAGCACGATCCAGCTGATGATCAGATATTTGACAACAGTGCGCAAATCCATCTTTACTATAATGCGTTAATTTTTTTTTACAAAATACCTAATAGATATTAGATGTCGCTACTGATTTATAGTCCTCGTTGTAAACACTCTATGGATATCATTCAGTACATCGACAAGCAACCACAGTTGAAACAGCTCGTACACTACCATAACGTGAACACACAGGGTGTGCCCAACCAGTACAGGTCTAAAATCAACCGTGTACCGACGATGCTCACGAAGAATGGAAAGATTCTCGTGGGAAACGAAATCAAGAACTGGCTCGATTCCCTGTTACCGAAGAAGGATGTCGAACACGCTGGTTTTGGGGGTGGATTCACGTCCATGACTGCACTCGATGGAAGTGGTAGGGATCCCAACATGTTCTATCTCGACAACTATGGACAATCTCTCCAACCCGCGATGACAAAGGAACTCGAGGAGAAGATAAACCGCGATGTTTCTAAGGGTGACGTATATACAGATTTAAAGATGTAAGACGTCTCCTGAATAGTCATGAAATTAGTTTCCATACAGGCGTCGGCGTTCAAGTCGACGTTTGAAGTACTCAAGGATATTCTCAATGACGTGAACATCTATTTTCGACCACAAGGAATGTACGTCGTGACACTCGACACTGCGAGAACTTCCCTCATCGATATGTTTCTGGCGGCTGATAATTTCGAAGAGTATCACTGTGAACAAGAAGAGATCATCGCCGGTATCAACATCTCGAACACCTTCAAA